GTTTTATTATGCGTTCAAATCAGCAATTTTGCTTTGAACAAACATGTTCTTGCATCGCAATTCACCCATAGTATAGAGTAAACCTCTTACTACTAATGCATTAGCTGCGAAGTAGTCTCGGTTTTCAACATACTGTGTAGGTTGTGCAACAGCAATTTCGAGGTAGTCTGTGTCTAAGACATAAACATTCGAGCCCAAAACTGCATCATTAGTTGCAACTGACTTAGGTGTATCAGCGTCAGGCAATATAGGAATTCCTTGGTAGGTAGCTAGTACCAACCCAGTACGAGTTCCAGGGAAGGTTCTCTCTGAACCAACACCTACTTGATACTCTTCTTGACCCATATATCTCTGGTTAGAGCTTAATAGTCTTTCGAGATTAAAGTATTGGTCATGCCCTAACAAAATTAATTTTGGCTCGCCACCGTTCTCTCTTATTTTCTGAATAGCTGTATCCAGCAATGTGAGAGTAAGGTCTCTACCAGTACCACCGTTATATGAAACGGATGCGCCAGCATTCCAGTTTCCAGCAGCTCTGTCATTAATAGATAAGTCATACGCTCTTACTCTGGAAGTTTGGTTACCTACAGCAGCGCCGTCTTGCATAACAATGTCGTCAATGGAAGTCATTCCACCTCTGCTGTAAATGTACGCAATATCGCCATCGGCAAATGTTGTTCCCGATGCCACGGTAATCACACCAGTTGAGGTGTTAACTGCGGAAACAACAGACCCTGATTGTCTGTCGTGACCAGTAGCAGAAACGTCATATTGACCTACTGCATCTCCAACCTTGAAGTTTTTTGCCATTGAGGCTGGAACTGTAAAGGTAGTGGTAGCTCCTGCTGATGTTAAATAAGCAGAACCTGCCAATAATTCTTCGTTAATTTCTTTAACGTGGTCTAGTTGAGCATTTTCGTTTTCCAATGCTAGAACATCACCAACACCGCCTTCTAATTGTGCGGAGAAAACTGACTTCACGGAAGCACCAAAGGTTGTACCTATGATTCTTGGAAGTGAAGAAACAGTTTCTATGTTGGAAATGTCTACAGTTGGCAAGCTTCCAGTTTCAGTAACTGGGCGGCTACGTCCTGAACCTCTGTCAGTTCGTACCCTCCAACCAGCTGTATTACCCCAAACAGTTCTTGGGATAGCATTGAAGAAACGAGTTTGGTTGTTCAATGATTGCCAAACTTTTCGTCCGTATGTTGTATTGAAAATTCCAGTAGCAGTGTCAGCGGTAAAATAGGTCTGCTTCTGCATGAACTCAGGTCCGAAAACGGACTGGTACAATCCCCGTTGGGATTGAGCTAAATATTCGGTTAAACTTGGATTAGCCATTACTCATTTCCTCCTAATTGTATTTTTTATTGACCGAGTAACTCTCGTGGAACACCGTCAGTGTTACCTGCTTCGATGTTTGTTTGCAAATCTCTCAATTCTTTGTATGAAAGGTTTGTTAATTGATCTATAGTGTCTGTGCTATCTGCGCCTTTTTGTAAGACTTCGGTTCCATCTACACCTAATGTATCAATCATTTTAGGGGCATTTAAACTGGTTTCCTCTCTAAAGCCCATTTTTCTCAATCTATCTTCAGATTCGGTTTGAATTGATTTTTGCATATTAACTTCATAATCAGCAACTTGTTTTTTCAAATCGCTTAATTGTTTAGCCATTGCTTTGATTTCATCATCATCATCATCGTCTTCTTCTTTATCCACGTCTTTGTCCTCGTCAGTCTCTTCTTTATATTGCATTGCTTTTTCAACGCTCTCTTCTTTGTCTTCTTCTTCTTCGTCTTTTTCTTCTTCGTGCGCCATAGCTTGTATAGTAGCCTGTTGGTCTTCAATTTTTGAAGTGGGCGCTATTTCAGTTTCAGAGTCGTCTGCGTCATTAGCAGATTTACCTGTTCCTCCAGCTGCGCGAGGTTCGCCTGAAACATCCATACCAGCATCAGCTTTAATAATAGTAGCAACTTCGGAAGCAATCTCTTTAATTAATGATTGCCTATCAGCTACTGCAGCGTCTTCTTCCTGTTTAGCTAAAGTAATTTCTTCTTGTTCGGACATTTTAGCGTCCATTTTTTGAAGTACTTCTGCTACGGCGGAAAGTGCCAGACTATTGCCTTCTAACTGCTTCTCGATTCGGTTATAAATCTCGTCTGCCATTAGGGTTCCTCCTTATAATAGTTTTTAACTACTTTAAGAAAGGTTGGTCTAAGCCACGTCCGACCTCTCCGTAAGCG